GGCTGAGGATTGATCCACCTACCTGTAAGGCAGGGAATCATGAAAAGCCTGATCGTGCTTTGGTCGGTGGCACTCGAAGAACTGGGTGCCAAATGCGGCATCAGCACAACTCTCGACCTACAAAAGGCCGAGAGGCGATTCGAACACGAAGGTGTGTCGTTCCTGACACTCTCTTTACCCGCTTTCGGAAAAGCGTTTGAAAGAGCGCTGGAAGAGGGCTCGTTTGGTCCCGGCGCATGTCCTGGTTTTGCCAGACATGGCGGTCTCCCCAGATTCTTAGGGGGTTTCCTGGACCACGTGTTCGATCGGAGTACTGGTTTCTTGCTTGACTCTGCCTGCGTGGATTGCATCTTCGCTATCCGTCAGTTAACACTGATGTTTGGCAAGATCCTTCTTCGTTGCTCGAGAGAGCGCGAGGAGGGCGCCTTGCAGGCGTACGTTGAGTGTGACGAGGAAGTCCGAAGGTCAGACGAAGTAGCTTCGAAGGAGATGTATGATAACCTCTTCCGAATGTCCAACCTCCTATTCCGGGATGTTTTCTCCCGAGTTGACAGAGATGTCTACGAGGGGAACATCATGGGTAGGCACGGCCCCGGCGCCACAGCTGATCGACTTCGAGGAAACGAGAAGTACGATCTCACTGAGTGGCCGGAGCGACTGCAGTCCGTATTTCCTTTCGAGGAACACGGTCTTGCTAGTCCCAGATGGCTACCTGAGCTTAGTTGCTCAGGAGTCGTCGAGCGTGTCAGACACCTGGAACCCGGTGCCGAGCGGCCTGTGAAGGTCACTTTGGTGCCTAAGACGCTGAAGACGCCACGAGTCATCGCCATCGAGCCCACCGCTGTGCAATATATGCAGCAGGGGATCATGGAAAAACTCGTTGAGTACCTCGAACGGGATCCTCTCGTTCGTGGTATGATCGGATTTACTGAGCAGGGCCCTAACCAGGTTCTGGCTCTTAAGGGCAGCCTTCACGGCTCGCTCGCCACACTGGATCTCAGTGAGGCCTCCGATCGTGTCTCCAATCAGCATGTACGGGTAATGTTGCAACGATTTCCTTTCTTCGGAGAGGCTGTTGACGCAACACGTTCCCGGAAGGCTGATGTGAATGGCAAGGTCATCGATCTCGCCAAATTCGCGTCTATGGGTTCTGCTCTGTGCTTTCCCTTTGAAGCGATGGTGTTTCTATCGCTTGTTTTCCTAGGGATTGAAGCGGAGCACAAGAACCAGTTGACCAGGAAGGCGGTCCGCCGCCTGATCGGCT